GTCCATAAGAGACGGCGTTGATATATCCCTGCTGGACAGTATCATACTTGCGCACTGGGCTGCATCGGAGAGCCGCACAGCCGCACCAAAACAAAAATTCACATGTTAAGTCGTTCCATGAAAAACGGGGCGACTTTTTTTATTTGCTTTTGTGCGAAAATCAGGGCAGCAAAGATTTATTACCCATACCACGGGGTTAAGTGGGAAAGGAGAACCAATTATGGCAGAATTTACACCCATCAACACGCAGGAGGAATTTGACGCCGCTATAAAAACACGTCTTGAGCGCGAGCGCGGAAAGTTTGCTGACTACGATGACCTGAAGAAAAAGGTCGGTGACTATGAAGGTCAGCTCAGCGATTACGCAAAGCAGCTCAACGACGCACAGCAGGCAGCCTGTGCCCATGAAAAGACCATCGAACAGCTTCAGGCCACCATTAAGGGACACGAGCTGTCCGCAGCCAAGACCAGAGTTGCTCTGGCCAACGGACTTCCTTATGAGCTGGCCGACCGTCTGGTAGGTCAGAACGATGAAGAACTGGCCGGCGACGCTCAGACACTGGCAAAGCTCATCGGAAGACAGAATCCTCCGGCACTTCCGCTCAGGGATACAACTCCCCAAAAAATCGATAACGAGGACGCAGCGCTCAAGCAGATGCTGCGCGGACTGAAAGGAGAAGAATAATCAATGGCAGGTACACTCAGCAAAGGTACACTCTTTAACCCCGATGTGGTTAAGGATCTTTTTAACAAGGTGAAGGGTAAGTCCTCTCTGGTTGCCCTTTCCAAGCAGACTCCGGTAAGCTTCAACGGCAACGACATCTTTATCTTCACCATGGACAACGAGGTCGCCATCGTGGGCGAAAACGAGCCCAAGGAACACGGTGGTGTCAGCCTCGAGCCGGTCAAGGTGGTACCCATCAAGATCGAATACGGCGCAAGAGTATCCGACGAGTTTATGTACGCCGCCGAGGAGCGTCAGCTGGAGATCCTCAAGGAGTTCAATGTGGGCTTCTCCCGCAAGGTCTCCAAGGGTCTCGACCTGATGGCTATGCACGGCATCAACCCCCGCACCGGTGAGGCTTCCGCCATCATCGGCGACAACTGCTTTGTAAAGAAGGTAGATCAGATCGCCGCATACAACGCCGCCACCGCCAACGAGAACGTGGAGGACGCTATCGCCATGCTCGATGCCGGCGATGCTGATGTCACCGGTATGGCAATGAGCAAGGTCTTCCGCTCTGACCTCGCCAAGATCAAGGGCGCGGACGGCGCAAAGATGTTCCCCGAGCTGAGCTGGGGCAGCAATCCCGGCACCGTCAACGGTCTGGCTGTAGACGTCAACAGCACCGTGTCCTACGGCGAAAGCAAGGAGCACGCCATCATTGGCGACTTTGAGAACGCTTTCCGCTGGGGCTACGCAAAGGAGATCCCCATGGAAGTCATTCCCTACGGCGACCCCGACAACACCGGCAAGGACCTGAAGGGTCACAATCAGGTGTATATCCGCGCAGAGGCTTACATCGCCTGGGCTATCCTCGATCCTGATGCATTTGCCCGCATTTCCTCCGCAGTTGCTGCAGGCTGATTGGTGGTATGACTTACAGAAACAATGTCACCGGTGCGGTTATTGAGACCTACGGTGTCATCGCCGGCGGCGGTTGGACAGAGGTGAAAGCCTGCCCGGCCGCCGAACCGGCAAAGCCCAAGGGAAAACCGGTGAAGAACACAGCAAGAAAGAAGGCTGCTTCAGGTGAGTGAGATTATAGATAACAAGCCTTATGCGACACTGCAGGACATAGATGAGCTGTGGCGTCCACTCACTGACGGTGAAAAACAGCGGGCGGAAAAACTGCTGCCGGTCATTTCGGACAGCCTGCGTCAGGAGGCGAAAAAGACCGGCAGAGATCTCGACGCCATGATAGAGTCGGGAGAGCTGCTTGAGAATGTGGTCAAGTCGGTCACGGTGGATGTGCTGGCGCGAACGCTGATGACCCCCACCGACCAGCCGCCGCTGTCCCAGTACAGCCAGACAGCGCTTGGGTACACCATGCAGGGTACGTTCCTTGTCCCCGGCGGCGGTCTGTTTATCAAAAAATCCGAACTGGCGCGGCTTGGCCTGCGCCGCCAGAGAATAGGAGCAATGGAGCTTTATGATACGGGGCATAACAGTTCAGCTTCTGGTTAAGAGTCAGATCGGCACCGATGATCTGAATCATCCAATATACGAAGAAACCGCCGTTGATGTCGAGAATGTGCTGGTATCTCCCTTGAGTGACGAGGAGGTGCTGGACACTCTGAACCTCACCGGCAGACGCGCCGTCTATCAGCTGGGTATCCCAAAGGAGGACACTCATGAATGGGAAGGTCAGCGGGTGCGCTTCTTTGGCAGGACGTGGCGGGTTATCGGTATGCCGCTGAAGGGCATCAACCATCTCATGCCACTTGCATGGAACACCAAAGTAAAGGTGGAGAGCATCGATGGCTAAGGTCAGGATAGTGCTGGACGAGGCGCAGGTCAGAGCGCAGCTTCTTAAATCTCCGGAAATCCGCGCCGAATGTGAAGAAGCCGCCCGCAGAATGGCTGCTGCGGCCGGAAACGGCTACGAGACTGACGCATATTCCGGCACGAACCGAATTAACGTGTCTGTTTATCCGGCAACGCCGGAGGCGGTGGAGGACAACTTCACCAACAACACGCTGGAGAAGGTGGCGAGAATGAATCTGTGATAGAGAAAATACTGCTTGATTATCTCAACGATGCACTTTCGGTTTCGGCACTTGCGGAAGCACCGGAACCCAAGCGCGATGAACCCAAGCGCGATTACGTTCTGATTGAGAGAATAGGCGGAGATGAAAACGATGGCATCAAACACGCTGCCATAGCGATTCAGTCCTGCTCGACGGTCAGTCTGTTTCGGGCGATTCAGATCAATACGGAGGTTATTTCCGCCATGGAGCGAATGCCCGAGCAGACGCAGGTGTATTCGGCGCATCTGACCAACAATTACAACTTTACAAACACCAAAACCAAAACCTACCGCTATCAGGCGGTTTTTGACATTTTTTATTAGGAGGTTTCCTGATGGCAAACAATTCCAAGAATGTTACTGCCAGCAAGCCCAGAGTGGGAGGTGCAATTCACGCTGCACCTGTCGGCACGGTGCTGCCTACCGACGCAGTATCGGTGCTTGATGCTGCATTTAAGTCACTGGGCTACGTTTCCGAGGAGGCACTGACCAACAGTAACTCTCCCGAGCGTGAAAGCTATAAGGCCTGGGGAGGAGATACGGTTCTATCCGCACAAAAAGGAAGACCCGATTCTTTCAAATTCAAACTTATCGAGGCGCTTAACCCTGAGGTGCTCAAAATCATTTACGGCCAGAAGAACGTAACCGGCACTCTTGATAAAGGCATTACCGTGAAGGTTAATGCTGAAGAACTGCAACCCATGTCGTGGGTTGTGGATATGATTCTCAAGAACAATGCAGTCAAGCGTATTGTTGTTCCCAGTGCCAGCGTGTCCGAGATTGCCGAAATTGTATATTCCGATACGGCTGCTCTCGGTTATGACATCACCGTAACTGCCGAGCCAGATGCCGCCGGTCAGACCCATTATGAATATATCGCCGCAGCTGCCGGGGAGGTTCTGTAATGACATTAATGCATATCACAACTGCCTCCGGCTTTGAAATGGATGTTGACCCCGACGTTATCAACGACATGGAGCTCATCGATGCCGTTGTTGAGCTGGAGGGCGGCGACGCTACCGCCTATCCCGTCGTCACCGGAAAGCTGCTCGGCAGCGACAAGAGCCGTTTGTACGACCACATCAGAGACGATAACGGTCGCGTCCCTCAGGAGCGTTTTACCGAAGAGCTCCGCGACATTTTCGGTCAGCTCGGTAAAAAAAAATAATCTTCCTTGTCTGGGTGCTTGCCCACGCCTGTGACGAGATGGTTTGTGACCTGGCTCAGACCTATCACATCCTGAACTATCGAGCGTTGCCGGTGGATCTGCTGGCAACGCTTGTTTTTGGTCTGAGGGATGACAGCAGGGTTAAGGCGCTTGCCTCCGACTCTCCCGTACACATGGATACCGTGCTGCTGGCCGCTGCAGTAGACCGCCTGAGCCTGCTTGTGTGGGCGCAGACCGAGGACGGGCAAAAGGGCCGCAACCGTCCGCCTGCACTGGTTGATCAGCTGATGGGAACCACCGCAGAAAACAACCGCGAACATCTTGTGTTTGACAGCGGCGAAGAATTTGACAGGGCTTGGAAAGCCATAGCTCACGGAGGTGAGAAAAATATCTAAAGCATCAATTGCAACAGCATACATACAGGTTGTACCCACCACAACCGGCATATCCTCTGCGCTCAACTCTTCAATGGGCGGTGCAGGCGGT